AATCCAGATTTAGATGTGGAAGACCTGAGAAGGAAAGCTGAAAAAGATGTAGGACTATATATCACATGGGTTGATGAATACAATGATAAAGTAGTCAATATTGATTATCCCAAAGATTGGTCTGCTGGAAACACAGCACTATACCTTGCTTGCAAGTACGGTGCAAAAGAGATATATATGTTAGGGTTTGACGGAAACGATTATAACAAACCCATAAATAATGTATATAAGGGTAGTAGCAATTATCTGCCCGAAGATAACAGGGGGTTCAACCCTGTCAACTGGAACAATCAGTTTAGAATGTTACAAAGGGATTTTCCTGATGTGCAGTTCTATCGGGTTGGTACAGATTTAACATACGATGAACTATACAAGAACATACGTTAACATAAGGAGACTTAAATGTCAATAGATACGTTAAAAAGAACTAATTCACTTGATAAACTATTAGGTGCAGTTAAAGAAGAAAACGCTCCACAAGAGAAAAAATCTTACAAAGATGAACGTCTTTGGAAACCAGAACTTGATAAATCTGGTAATGGCTTTGCAGTCATTAGATTTCTTCCAGCAGTTGAAGGAGAAGATATGCCTTGGGCAAAGGTATGGAATCATGCGTTCCAAGGCCCTACTGGTCAATGGTATATTGAGAACTCTCTCACTACTATTGGACAGAATGATCCTGTGTCAGAACTTAACTCTAAGTTTTGGAACACAGGTATTGAGTCTGACAAAGAGATCGCCCGTAAACAGAAAAGAAAGTTGCAATACTTCTCTAACATCTATGTTGTAAGTGACAGCAAGCATCCAGAGAATGAAGGTAAAGTATTCTTGTTCCGTTTCGGGAAAAAAATCTTTGATAAATTGATGGCTGCGATGCAACCAGAATTTGAAGATGAAACACCTATCAACCCATTTGATTTTTGGGAAGGTGCAAACTTCAAACTGAAAATTCGTAAAGTTGATGGTTATTGGAACTATGATAAATCAGAGTTTGATTCACCAACTGCACTGTTTGATAATGATGGACAAATTGAAGAAGTATGGAAGAAAGCATATCCTCTTGCAGAGTTTACTGCTGCTTCAAACTTCAAATCTTATGATGAATTGAAACAACGACTTGATACTGTTCTTTCTGGTACTATTTCGGTAGGTAATGTTACCAATAATATGACAGAAGAAAGACCTGTTGCAAGTCCAGTAGTTGATACTACTCCTGTAGAAGCACCTGTTGTGGCTGCTGCAGAAGAAGATGATACTATGTCATACTTTGAAAAACTTGCGAACAACGGATAAGTTCTTATAAACAAAAAGAGAAAGGGGAGTATTTTTACTCCCCTTTTTTTATATTATGGAACTCCACCATAACTAAACATCTGATCAGCCACACCTAAGTTTGAACTTGATACAGTAGTATTGGATTGTTTACTATTATTATTAATTACAATGCCCTCACCAGCAGTTGGTGCCACCATCGGAATAGAAAATCCTAATCCAACACCACCCATACCTTGTTTATTCATAGTAAACTCGTCCATCAACATTTGAGCATCTGGTAAACTTAGGTTTTGTGTTTTCATAAGACCAGCGAGCTCATCTCGTTTATTATATGCTTGAACAAGTTTTGGCCCTACTGCGTTAGCATCATAAAAACTTGACCGCATTGCAGGGGTATTGAGTAAAGGACGACTTTTCATTTTTGCCTTATTCTTATCTAAAAAGGCTTGATCGGCCGCACCACCAACTGAATTGTCTCCTCAAATCCAATCCATCATTTTACCACCCAACCATTCTCCAGCAAAATATCCTGTTAGACCCAACGCAGCACCACTAAAGAATCCACCAACACCAGCAGCTGGAGCTCCCAATGCAGCACCAATTACAGCAAAACCAGCTGCTCCTATTTGTCCACCGACTAGTTTTCCTAATTCTTTTTTCTTCTGAGTGTCGTCAAGATTAGGATCATTTAAAATTGCTGCTCCGAAAACACCAGTTAATACAGGCCCAATAATTGGAATTTTCAAAGCCATTTTTAGTCTAGGAAATCTGTTAATAAAGCTTTGTCCAACGGAAGTTATTCCTCGACCAGTTACCTGACCTGTTCCACGAAGAGCATTTAGTGCAGATTGGGATAGTTTGGCCGCTGGTTTCACTATTGGAGCAGTTGCGGCCGCAATAATTTTTGAAGCTTTACCACCAGCACCCTCTGGTGCCATATCTACTATACCTTTAACAACTCTTGGTACAACAGCTGTAGTTTTAGATAATATTCCTGCAGCTTTACCACCAGCACCCTCTGGTGCCATATCTACTATACCTTTAATAACTTTTGGTACAACAGCTGTAGCAACTGTAGCACTTTTTAAGGTAACTCCTTTCATACTACTGAGAGCAGTCCTCATAGAACTAGTTATTCTCGTAGGAGCTTTCATAACAGTCCGAAACGCTTCTGGAAGTAATTTTTGTACTGATTTCGGTAAAAGACTTACTGCTTTCTGTAATGCTGTTCTCATGGCTGGTACTGCGGCATTATAAAGACCACTAAGTTTACTACTAAACGTACCTAAAACACTAAACAGTAATGCAAATTTACTACCAATGCCTCTCCCACCGCTCGAGAAAACACCTTTAGTTATAGCTGATCCAATGCGCTTACCCATACTTGTTACAGTAGTACCAATGCTACTACCAAGTTTCTTTAATGGCCCACCATCAGCAAAGAACCCAGCAAATCTACCTCTAAGACTAGTAAGAATGTTAGAACCAGCGAGAACTCCAGTTCTTACTGCCTGTGACACAGCACCACCCATTGTTCTGGCCATAAAACTAAGTCTACCACCAAGTTTCTTTAGAGGCCCATCATCCCCAAAGAACCCAGCAAAGGCACCTCTAATACTACCAACAACTTTAGACCCAGCGAGAACTCCAGATTTAATAGCAGCACTTACCATATTTTTCATACCACTGCCCATATTTTTTATACCAGACAACAAACGAGTAAATACTCCTCCACCACTTTGCTGACCTGCTTTACCAAAAAGTGCTGTTCCAAATGCTGCTCTAAACAAAGTTCCAAGTACAAATTTTCCAGATTTAAAGATAAGTCTTCCACCAAACATCAAACCTCCAAATAAAAGCGTTGGAGTAAATAGAGCAGCTATGCCAAGAATAGCACCGCTAACTAATAACATATTTGCACCTAATGCTTCTATTCCAGCCTTTAAACCTTCTTCTTCAAAAACTTTATAGATATCTGCAAATTTTTGAGTTATTTCTCCAATTTTTTTAGTTAATGATTTGAAGGTAGGACTGTCAAGAAATTTACCCACAGCTAACAAAAACGCACCAAAAGCAAGACCTTTTAAGGCAGTAAAAAATCCTGTCTTTGCTTTTGACGCAAGATTTTTAGTCGCACTTAAAATACCAGTTAGTGAACCAGACATAGTTTTTAGAAGATTAGTTGTCTTTTTGTTGTTAGCAGTTGCTTCTTTTGTAGCTTCAATTTCAGCACCTTTATTTACAACATCTCCCGACTGAGCTTCCCTCATCGCCCTAATATCTTCTGTACGTTGGGCATCAAGTTTTGCTCGATCTTTATTGTCTTTTTGAAGAGTTTTTATAAGTGCTGTTATTTCAGACATGGTGGTTTACCTTATTACTTTTTAGATGATGATTTTTTAGATATTGCTTGAGCACCAAAAAACGCTGCAACAATACCAGCAACAGCAATGAAGTAAACTCCAGCCATATCACCTAATATCTTTGCGGCTTGTTCTATGTTAAATATTACTGCAAGAATAACACATACAGGATACAACAACATACCACCAAGTGCATACCATGCCATTGTGCGTTGTGCATCTCTCATTGCATCTGCATCTTCTAGTTCTTTTCTTTTGAACTCTAAGTACATCTGTTCTTCTTCTTTAGATACCTTTCCGTCACCATTAGAGTCTGCTGGATGGAAATCTTTTTTTACGTCTTCTTCTGCCATAACTTATCCTCTTTTATTGGTTTTTACTTCGTGCCTCTTGTTCCTTTTGTTGTTCTTCTTGTTCCTTTAAAAAATTCAACAAAAGACTAATATATACTTCTCTTTCCCACGGCATCATATTATCAAGTTCTGTTAAACTATATTTATGATGTTGCATTAATGTAAAATTAGTTTTAAAGTAATTTGTTAGACTGTCATGGGCCAGTCCTAACCTAAAAAACTTTCTAATCCCTCCAATACTATTTCGCTCTTAACTTTTGTATTTGAATTTGTTACTTCAACAACATGACGAAGCTTAGGCATTGACTCAAAAAAGTTAGTAACATTTTCAAATTGTTCGCCTGTAAATGAATCAATAAAATCATCTAGTTCTTTTTTTGTTATATCTACTTTATTGTGAACAACATCACCATCTTCAATTGATTCAATACAATTTGTCAAAAAGTGAAAAATTGTTTGAGTTTGAGTCATTGTGTCTGGCATACTTGTCATGTCACTCATTAGTGGATATCTAAAATTTATTTTAATATCATCTGTAAGTTGTATTTGATTAGTATGTTCATCTTTAATTTGAACAACAATTTCATCAAGATTTACTTTGTGTTTAACTTTAGTTTTTTCATCATCAGGACAGGTAAGTGTTAGTTCTACTGATTCGCCTACTGATTTTGATCTTACTTTCAAAAATACATATTCTATGTCAAACATAGGGTTTCTTTTTGCATTTACTTTTTCAAAAGTACAGTCAGAAACAAGTTTCCCCATTGCACTTGCAATTTGTTTATTATTATTTGATTCTTGAGCCATAAGAAGAAGTTTTTGTTCTTTGACTAAAAAAGGTCGGTATTTAATAGTTTCGCCTGTTGAAGGCAACTCCATTTCATATTCTGGAGTAGTTAGTTTCGGTAGTGCCATAATTTTTCATCCTTTATAATAATTATAGTAGTTTTCGCAGTACTGCATTTTTTCCAGAGAATGCTCTCCTTGCTACAGTACGAGCTGCTCCTAGAGCAATTCGATCTCCAAGTGGTTTTGGTAAACTTGCCTCGTCAGTTAGATTTTGCCAATAACGATAAGCAAAGTTTACAGTCAGTGTTTGGTATGCATTATTTGTAGAATATGATAATGCCTGTTCATTTATACTTACAGGAAATGCTTCTATAAGTTTTACCCCATAACGCTTATTTCCCTGTTCGTCTAGTGTGTGAATGTCTACAGAACCAACATAGTCGTGATAATATCCGATAGCAAATGTTTGTGGATTAAATGTTAATCTTTGCCATGTTTCAAAATATTTTTTCTCTTTCATATTAGAGTCACATTGAAAGGTTGCTGACACATCTGCAAAGCTATATCCTGTTACAATTTTTCGTATAGGCCCATATATATTTGTATCTTCTGTAGTGTCCATATTTCTGCCAGGCAATGCTATACTTTCACATTTATGTCCTGTAGAACGCACTGTTCCATTACCTAACAGTTCACCCATTATATTTGTAAATAAATTTGGTGTTTTTGCTACTCCACCAGAACCTCTAGCCCCTTGTGGTGGATACAATGTAACTTCATAACGATTTGGTCTAGATATTCCATCATATCCAAAAATGTCGCCAAGAACTTCATTTAATGCACCATGTGCTATTGTATCTACTAATCCCCCAAATGCCATTAAATCATCTTCCTACTATCTGAATAGACCTCAGATGCACTTCCTTTTTTCCATCTTGCAATTGGTAAAAGTGCTGCAACTGTAAACTGATCTGCTGTTATCAAACGATAACGTGTTTTTACTCTGCCTGCTAAATATCTTTTAAGTGTTGGTTTAATTAAATTAATATTTTTAAGTTTTTTATAATCAACTTTTAGAAATGTAGACTGATCAAATTTAGTATTATTACTGTAATCGACTAATCTATCTAATAACTGCAATCTTAATGACATAGGTAAGTAATGTAGATTAATACCTAAAAACCCATCATCATATTTTTCAATAGGCAACACTAAAGGAAATGTATCATAATATGGTAATGTTGCTCTGTATTTAGGGTCATAAAAGAACATATTCAATTGGCCATAGAATGGTGTTTTATTTTGACCACCATCACGAATTAAGTCCATAGCCCCTGGCTGACCAAATTCTTTGATCTTAGCTTTATACCATGCAGTAGATTTTGGTCTACCTTTTGCAGCGTCTATTACACTTTGAATATATTTACTTTTTGCCATAATACTATTTATACTTTGGATTGAGGTGGTCTTCAGTTAAAATCTTAAATTCCATACCATTATCAAGACAATATTCACTTGCAGATTTCCATTTTGCCTGATTGATTGTCCAGTTCTTTACATCATTGAACCATCTCTTTGTTTTACGTTTAGGTGCAGTTGGTGGAGATTGACATTGATACTTTGGCTTGACTTCAATGATAAACCTTTTAATGTTACCATTTGCCTGTTTAACTTTCATATAGAAGTCAGGAAAGTATCTATGTAGCTTACCGTCCCAAGGAGACATATATGGTATGATGATTTCTTCACTACCCCATTCTATTACCTTATCGTGTGTATCACAGTATACCATAAGTTTACGTTCCCAAAGTGAACGGTATATCACCTGAGAAGG